TTATTTTCCCTCATTGGTAGGAAGTTGATAGGGACAGAAGCGGACTACCTCTTGGCCGGCCCACTCGTTCAAGGATAGAAATTGCGCCTGCAGCGGCTCAATCTCGTTGCAGCCGAAGACGGCGGCGGCTTTCGTCACATCGCCGAATCCGCCTGTGTTGTTGGGCATAGTCCCGAGTAATTGCGGCGGTACGCGATGTGCAGCCAGCACGTCATCGCGCGTGCAGTTCTTGATGTTGAAAAATTCGTCCTTGGCCGCGATCTCGGAGACCGGCAGGATCTGCAGGCCATCTTTCTTTCCGCCTGGCGCATACACAAACAGGTTGCGGAAGTTGCCCGGCCCTTTGCTGTTGCGCATCGCCTCGCGCAGCTTGTCCACGTCGTTGACGTTGCTGGCCGTGTCGGTCATGTAGAGGATGAAGCCGGCATGCGAGCCGTTGAGGTAGTAGCGGCGACGGAAAAGCGTGGCCGACTCATTGAGCCAGGCCGATTGCAGCGCACTCACGTACTGCGGCACGCCATACACCTCTTGGTTGATGTCGGGGGCCTGCAGGTGCCAGATGCCGTTCTGCTCGAATTCGTAGGTGTCCCGCCAGCCATTGACGAAGAAATATCGCCCTGACTCCACGCCCACGCGCGTGTATTTGGCCAATGCCGGCTTGAGGCTCAAGAGCTTGCCCGTCATGCTCTCGCGCCGCTCGGCGTAGCAGTTACCGAACAGCAGGAAGTCCAGCGCCAGGCGAGTGAAGTCGCCGCGCGACAAGACGGCGGACGGCTGGAAAGTCGAGGCCAGAATATTGACCTTGCACCAGATCGCACTAGCGTGATGGACGCTGGCATTCAAGGACTTGGCCAGGCCGACCATGCTCAAGGGTGGCTCGTACCAATCGCCATTGCGGTAGCACTCGACATCGGCCAGCATGTCGCGGCCCTCCAGCACGGGCGAAGGATCGCCAAAAGAAAATGCCTCAACCGCTGGCCGCGGCGCCTCGACCTTGGCCGGTAACGTGTTGTCGGATGCAGCCGCGCGGCGGCGTGCTCTGTGTTTCATCAGAAGAACTCCATGGAAGAGGTGTTGTTAGCGGTGGTGCCTTCGAAGGGCTCATAGTCGAGGGCGTGCATGACGGACCAGGCCAAGTCAGCGTGGCCGGTTTCTTCCGAGCGGCCGGCGTCATAGGTGACGGCACGGCCGCTGGGCGTGAGGATCTTGCGAATGGCCATGAAGGACTGTGCGATGTCCGTCCAGCCGGCATCGAATTGCAGGCGGCCACTGCGGATGATGTTTTGGGCCTTGAGCACCATCCGCGTTTTGACTTCGGGCGAATAGCTGATGGCGGTGGTGCCGGGGAAGAACTGTTTCACCAGCGGATAGACCCCCACGCCCATGCCGGTGGTGTCGATGCCGATGTACTGCACGTTGTAGCGGCCGCACATTTCCTTGATGAGTGCGGCTTGCTCGGCGAAGTCCTTGCCACGCCACTGGTGCCGCTCAAGGATGCGGAAATTGCCGCCAGGGACCAGCGGCGGGGCAATCACCGAACAGCCGGCACTGTCGCCGGTCAGTGATGGGTCATAGCCGATCCACACAGGACGGTGGCCAAAGGGGCGTGCCGTGAATGGCTTGTAGTCGTCCCAATCCACCCACGAATCGACCATGCCGCGCTGCAGGTCGGCCAGGGGGAATACCGATGCGGCATCGTCGATGAAGTTACACATCAAGAGGTTGTCGAACTGATCCGGCGAATATTCGAAGTCGCGCAGTTCGTCGATATCGAACAGATCACAGCCACCGGCCGCCGCGTCCATGATCGTGACGATCTGGCGCCAGATTTTGTCCTCGCCGGTGAAGCCCGATGACAGCCGCTTGTGGCTGACATCGATGTTGACCTTCTCTCCCTTGGCCCGACGCTTGTTGAACGCCTCGCCAGTCCAGAAGGGGTAAGCCTGGTGCGTCGTGGCCGAAGGCGTGGAGAAATAGGTCTTTCTCCACTTCTTGTGCAGGGCCATGCCGGACGCGACCTTGTTCAGCTCAGTGAAATTGTGCGTCCAGAAGAACTCATCGAAATAGAAATTGCCGTGGTAGCCCTGGGCTGTTCTCGCGTTCGTGCCAAGGAAATACAGGTGCGCACCATTGGGCAGTACGATAGGATCGCCAGACAGTTCCACTCCACACGCATCCTTTGCAAACTGGATGATGTACTGCTTGAAGACGTGCGCCTGCGATTTCGAGGCCGACAGAAAAATCTGATTGCGCCCGGTCTGGATCGCATCAATCAGCGCCTCGCGCGCGAAGTACCACGTTGCGCCGATCTGGCGCGATTTCAGGATGATGCGCGTACGCTCGCTGCCGTTTCGGTACCAGACCTTTTGATAGTCGAAGAGCGAATCATTGAATGCCTCGATAATGCGCTGCTGCGCCTCTTCGCTGAACTCGTTGCGCACCGGCTTTTTCTTCGAACCAGCATTGCGATTGGCGATCTTGGGATTGAGATCGGTTTCGTTTCCGCCCGGCTGTTCATAGCGACGCACGCGCGCGGCCTGCACAAGCTGGCGCATCAGTGCATCGAGTTCCTTGTACTCGCCATTGCCCTTTACTTCCTTGGCGATCAGTTGCACTATGCGCGCTTCAAGGGCAATCTCTACGCGCTCAAGGCGCGAGACCTTTTCCCATTCATCGCGGTGCTTCCAGCTATTGACGGTAGAACGCTTGATCTTCAGGTGACGGGCAATCGACGAGATGCGCCAGCCCTCGAAGTAGAGCCGGCGCGCAACGTGCCGAGGCTCGGTCGCCTGGTCGATGTTGTCCTTGATGTCTTCTGGAATTTCAAACATGCCGCAAGCGTAGGCGGCGCGCGCGCGTAGCGGGGACTTTGCGGAGTCGCTATCCCCGATAACAACCCTCAGTTCATTGAAGCATTTCGCCCATCGGCAGAAGATGACGTTATCCGATCAACCGATAACGAGCGCGAAAACTCATGGCAACCAAGAGCAAATTCTTCCGCGTCGCGACCGAAGGCGCGACCACCGACGGCCGTAGCATCAGCCGCGAGCAAATCCAACAAATGGCCGACAGCTACAACGTCAAAACCTACGGCGCTCGCGTGTGGGTCGAACACCTGCGCAGTCTGCTGCCCGATGGTCCGTTCAAGGCTTACGGTGATGTGCTGGCACTGAAGGCCGAAGAGGTCAACACCGAGAACGGTAAACGCCTGGCCCTGTTCGCACAGATCGAGCCGACGCCTGCGCTGATCGCCATGAACAAGGACCGTCAAAAGATTTTCACTAGCATCGAGCTGGCCGACAAGTTCGCAGATACCGGCAGCTCCTATCTGGTCGGCCTGGCCGTCACCGACAGCCCCGCCAGCCTGGGCACCGAGATTCTGCAGTTCTCGGCCACCAATCCGAAGGTCTCGCCTTTCACTCCCCGCAAGCTGAAGCCGGAGAACCTGTTCTCCGAAGCCATTGAGGCCAAGCTCGAATTCGAGGAAGACGGCCCGAGCGTGGCCGAGACCATCAAGCAACTGTTCAGCCGCATCGGTGGTGGTGAGAAGAAGGCCGATGCGCAGCACGCTGACGTGGTTGCCGCCATGACCGCCGTGGCCGAGAAGGTCGGCGAGTTCGCGCAATCCGCAGCACAGGCGGGCAAGGATGTGGCTGAAGCCGTTGCACGCCTGGAGAAGCTGGAAAAGCGCGTGGGCGACGAATCGACCGCTGCCGAGCAATTCCGCCAGACCATCAACCTGACCGACAAGAGCAACCTGCAGCGCCCGCCGGCCACCGGTGGCAGCAACAGCGGCACCGTGCAGACCGAGTTCTAAGCCGTCTGCCGACGAAGCAACCTATTTCCGTATTTCACTGGAGCAGAACACATGAAGAATCAGACCCGCGCCGCCTACAACGCCTACACTTCGCGCCTGGCGACGCTCAACGATGTCGCCGGCGGCGCCGTCCACTCTACCTTCTCGGTGGACCCGAGCGTGCAGCAGAAGCTCGAAGACAAGATGCAGGAATCTTCCGAATTCCTGGGCAGCATCAACATCATCGGCGTCGATGAGCTGGAAGGCGAGAAAATCGGCTTGGGCGTGTCCGGCCCCATCGCCAGCCGCACCGATACGCGTGGCGACAAGCGCCGCAGCACACGCGACGCGTCGGCCATGACGAACACCCGCTATCGCTGCGAGAAGACCAATTTCGACACCCATATCACCTATGCCAAGCTGGATGCCTGGGCCAAGTTCCAGGACTTCCAGACCCGCGTGGCCAATGCGATCCTGAAGCGCCAGGCGCTGGACCGCATCATGATCGGTTTCAACGGCGTGAAGGTCGCGGCCGATACCAACCTGACGCAGTATCCGCTACTGCAGGACGTGAACAAGGGCTGGCTGCAACAGATCCGCGAGAACTCGCCGCAGCGCGTTATGGGCCTGGTCGGCCAGGATCTGCCGGGCAAGGTGGTCATCGGCAGTGGTGCCGGTGCGGACTATGCGAACCTCGATGCTGCCGTGTATGACGCGGTGACCAATCTGGACCCGTGGTATCAGGACGATACCGGCCTGGTTGTCATCGTCGGCCGTGAACTGCTGCACGACAAGTATTTCCCGCTGATCAACAAGGACAAGGCGCCGACCGAGACTCTGGCCGCTGACATCATCATCAGCCAGAAACGTATCGGCGGCTTGCCGGCGGTGCGCGTGCCGTCCTTCCCGGCCAATGCCATGCTGATTACCCGCCTGGATAACCTGTCGATCTACTTCCAGAACGGCGGCCGCCGCCGTCGCGTGGTCGATGAGCCCAAGGCCGACCGCATCGAGAACTATGAATCGTCCAACGACGCCTATGTGATCGAGGACGAGGGCCTGGCCGCCCTGGTGGAAAACGTGGTGCTGCAGGATGCGGCAGCGGGCGGTGCCTGATGTCGCGCCTGTCTCCCGCTGCGCGCCACCGGGAGCGCATGCTCGGCAAGCTGGCGGCATCCGCCGGCGAGCCGGGCGGCGTGACCACCGGCAGCGCCTATGAGCTGATGCTCATGAAGTTACATGAAGACCGCCGCACGCTGTCCAATATCCAATCCATCGAACGCAAGATCGAGATGAAGGCCACCCTGCTGCCAGCCTATCGGGACTGGATTGATGGTGTGCTGTCTGGCGGCCGTGGCGCCCACGACGAAGTGCTGGTCAACGTGCTGGTATGGCACATCGATGTCGGCGACTACGAACGCGCCCTGCAGCTCTCGGCCTATGCGCTGGAACACCAGTTCACTTTGCCGGACCGCTACAACCGGACCTTGCCCACGCTACTGCAGGACGATTTCGCGGGCGCCAGCCTGGGCGGCAAGCTGAAGGACGACCCGGCCCGCGCGGCCGAGATCCTGCAACAGGTACTGGCCATGACCGGCAATGCCGATACGCCCGACCAAGCGCGTGCCAAGGTGCATAAGGCGCTGGGCCTGGCTCTGCTGGAGCTGGTCAATCAGGTGGATGCCGAGAACATCACGGCGGCCACGGCTGACCGCGCCACGGCTTCGCTGCAGCACCTCACCCGTGCGAGCGAGCTGCACCAGGCGGCCGGCGTCAAGAAGGAAATCGAGCGGCTGGAACGGCGACTGAAGAAGTTCGCCGAACCGGCCAAGTAAAGAGCACCCCACGGCGCAGGGGCGGCCCGAGACGGAAGGAACTTTGTTCGTCGGATGTCTCGGCCACCGCCCCCCACTAATTTCAAAACCATGAGCTATATCGACGAGGTGCCGGTGACGGCGGGGCCGACCATGCCGGCCGATGTGAAGGCCATCACCAATGACGGTTTTTTCCCCGACATCAGCATGCCGGCCATGCGGGACGCCATGCGGCTGGATTCGACCGTGACTGACGCGCGCCTGCGTCCGGCCCTGGTAGACGCAATCCTGACCACCAATCGGCTGCTGCGGGATTGGCAGGCGGGCCACCTGGCCGGCGGTATTCAGAAGCTGGAAGAGGTACCCGCGCTCAAGGTGGACGGCGAAAGCCAATACGTCGCGCACTATCGCCGTGCCGTCTACAGCTTTGCCAAGGCAGACATCTTCGAGAGCTATCGGGACTATGACACCACCGCGAGCGCGCTGACCGACAAGAAAAACATGGAATGGATGGACACGGCGCCGGACGTGCAGCGCCGTAACGGCCATTGGGCCATCAATGACATTCTCGGCCGCACGCATGCGACCGTGGAACTGATCTGATGCAGGTGCGCAGCCAGCAAGGCGACACCCTCGATGCCCTGGTGTTTCGCTACCTGGGCGCCAGTAGCGGCTATGTGGAGCAGGCGCTAGCGCTCAATCCTGCTTTGGCCGCATTAGGAGCCGTTCTCCCGGGGGGAACGATGGTGACGCTGCCTGCAGCGGTAGAAGCACCGAGCACCGCACAAGACAGCATCAGCCTGTGGGATTGACAACATGAATACCAAATCACTGACAAGGGGAAACCAAGTTATGGCAGCAGAATCCGCCGGTGGCATCGCTGCCATCCTGAAAATCTACGGCATCAAGGCCGTACTCGGCATGGTGGGCGCCGCGCTGCTGTATATCGTCCTTCCGCCGCGTAATGCCGATGGCTCGTTCAACGAAAAGGAATTCGTCGTGCGCCTGGCCTGCGCGGGCGCCTTCTCCATCATGTTTGGCGACCTGGCGTTTTCGGTGCTGCTGCAGCACGTGCCAACAATCGCCGCCGTGCTGGGGCCGAAGCCGGTCGATTTGATGGTGGGCGCACCGGCCTGGTGGATTACGCGGGCCGTCGCGCTGTGGTTCCAGCGGCGCCAGGGCAAGGACATTGCCGAGCTGGCGCGTGACGTGAAGGAAACGCTGTGAACGCCACCGACAATCGCCGCGCCTTCCTTGGCATGCTGCGCTTCTCCGAAGGCACATCCAATTCGCCGACCACGCGCGACCGCGGATATGACCAGATCGTGGGACGTACGCGGTTCACCAGCTACGCCGACCATCCACGCGTACGGGTCTGGATTCCGCGCATCAAGAATTGGTCTACCGCCGCCGGCGGTTACCAGTTGCTGATGCGCTACTACGATATCTATCGCCGGCGACTCGGCCTGATCGGCTTCGGGCCGGAGGTACAAGACGCCATCGCCCTGCAGCAGATCAAGGAATGTCGGGCGTTACCTGATATCGACGCTGGGCGCCTGGCTGAGGCCATCGCCAAGTGCAAAAACATCTGGGCGTCCTTGCCGGGCGCCGGCTATGGCCAGTTCGAGCATCGCTATGTGGATCTCGAAAAGGCATTTACGCGGGAAGGCGGCGAAGCCATCGTGCTGCCGACCATGAAAACCAGTGAGGAATTGCACTTGGCGTTTCTGGATGCCGGCGGGGTGTTGGCATGACGCTGACCGACACCTGGCGCACCCGGCTGCGTACCGGGTTCGGCGTCGGCTTGCTGGCGGTGGCCTTTGCATCCGCCTGGGCAATCCAGGGATGGCGCAAGGACGCCGACATTGACCAGCTAAAGGCTGGCATTGCCGTGGCCAATCAGGCAGCGGCAGACGCCAGGGCAGAACGCACGCAACAGGTGCTGCAGGCCGAGCGCAACGCGCGCGACGCTATTCAGGCCATTACCGACAAGCTCACCAATGAAAGGGATGCCGCCCGCCATGAGAAAGACACTTACATTGCTGGCGTGCGCAGCGGCGCTATCCGGCTGTCAGTCCCCGTCGTCGCTGCAGTGCCCGCCGGGGCAAGTTGCACAGATACCAGCACTGCCGGCAGCGCTAGCCAAGAAGCGCGAGCCGAACTTACGCCAGCGGCAGCAGAGTTTCTTGACGACATCGCCAGCGAAGGTGATGACGCCATCCGACAAAGCAATGCCCTGATCGACGCCTACAACGCCTTGCGCGAGAAACTGAATGTACAAGCCCAAGAACCTGCGGGATTACCTGCGCAAGGCCATTAAGGATCTGGCGCAGAATCCGGACAAGCTGCACATCTTCATCGACGAGGGCGGCTCGCGCGCCACCGGCACGGCCGGACTCTCCTTCGAGTATGACTATGTACTGAACCTGATCTTGACCGACATCGGCCTGGACCTCGATCTGATCTTTGTACCGCTGCTGGCCTGGATGCGGGTTCACCAGCGGGAAGCCTTCGCCAATCCAGAGAACGCAAAAAAAGCCATCCGCTTCGAAGTGGACATGAACAGCGCCGACTCCCTCGATCTGTCGATCAAGCTGGCGCTCACGGAACGCACCATCGTGAAACGCCAGGACGGTGGCCGCCTGGAGATCGTGCACGCCGCCGAGCCCCACATCACCCCGCCATTCGCTGATGACTTCTGGCAGCTCTACCAGGGCGATAGCTTGCTGACCGAATGGGACGTGCCGAAGGTGCCATGAGCGACGATCTGCAACGTCTGGAAGAATGGGCCGCTGCCTTGATTGCCAAGGTACAGCCAGCGCAACGGCGCCAGCTTGTGCGCCAGGTCGCCAACGATCTGCGAAGGGAGCATGCCAGGCAGATTGCCCAGCAGGTTGCGCCTGACGGGACGCCCTATCCGGTACGCAAGAATCGTAAAGAACTGCGTGGCAAGTCTGGTCGGATCAAGCGGCAGAAGGCGGCCATGTTCAACAAACTGCGTACGAATACATACTTGCAGATCCAGGCAGATGCCAACCAGGCATCGGTCGGGTTCTTCGGCAAGGTGGCGCGTATTGCTCGTGTGCATCACGAGGGACTGCAGGACAGGGTTGCACCACGCGGGCCGAACTATAAATATCCAAAGCGAACACTACTGGGGTTCTCACCTCATGATACTGAGAGAATTCGCGAGATTATTGCGACGGCCTTTGACGCGCGCTGAACTTGAGCTCAAGCAAGACACTTCGCGAGTAAGGGTTGCTGGCTTATATGAACTGAGTATTTAATAGCGCTATAAAACCATAAGATTTCGCCAAATCATCGGCCACTGTTCCTTGGGACAATGGCCTCTGACTTCATTTCGGGGGAATCATGAGCTTTAAAAATCTCAACATTGGTAAGCGTTTGGGGATCGCCTTTGCATTTCTTGTGTTGGTCATCGTGGGAGTAGTGGCGCTGGCCCTTTCCCGTCTCTCTGAAATAAATCAGGCGCTAGATCACGTTGTTAATGACCGCTACAAAAAGGTAGCGATGATTAATACCATTGCTGGCAATACAGACGACATCGCGCGTTCGATCTTGACAAGATTCGTATCGACCAGTCAGGAAGAGATCGCAAGCGAAATAGCAGAAGCAAATAAGCTTGTTGCTGAAAACAATGAGCTCTATCAAAAGCTCACTTCACTCATCATCCGACCAAAAGCGAAGAGCCAGCTTGACAAAGTAATTCAGTCGCGCAATGAATACACCTCGGTGATGAACGAGGTTGTTCGGCTACAGGAGCTCGGTCAGCGTGAGAATGCTTCAGAATTGCTTAGAACAAAAATGAAGCCACTCCAAAGAAAATACATTCAGGAACTGGATCGACTGTCCGACACGCAGCAGGAATTAATGAATGAGTCGGTAGCGGAGGCGAACCAAGATTATGAGAGTACGCGCCTCATCATGGTCTTCAGTGGGCTAGCAGCAGCTACCCTGGCTGCACTTATCGCTTTTTATATTTCCCGTGGCATAACAGTCCCATTGAATCGAGCAGTGTCTGTCGCCGAACAAGTGGCAGCGGGGGATCTCACTGCAGAGATAAAACAGTCTCAGAAAGATGAGACAGGCCGTCTACTCCAGGCGTTGGCTATGATGAATCAGAAGCTAAAGGACATCGTTAAAGAAGTCCGACACGGAACAGATGCGATGGTCACGGCTTCAAGTCAGATTGCTACCGGTAATCTGGATCTATCCTCCCGCACTGAAGAGCAAGCTAGCTCACTCGAAGAAACCGCTTCTTCAATGGAGGAATTAACGTCGACGGTAAAGCAAAACGCAGAGCATTCACGGAATGCCAGCACACTTGCATCGCGCTCATCGCAGATAGCTCAACAAGGCGGAGATGTGGTCGCCAAGGTGGTTCAGACCATGAGCTCCATCAATGAGTCGTCAAACAAGATCGTCGATATAATTTCTGTGATCGATAGCATCGCATTCCAAACAAATATTCTTGCCCTGAATGCCGCGGTGGAAGCTGCGAGAGCTGGAGAGCAAGGCCGTGGTTTTGCCGTTGTTGCATCCGAGGTCCGTGTATTGGCGCAGCGCTCCGCTACTGCTGCAAAGGAGATTAAAGAACTGATTCAGAACTCAGTAGACAAGGTCAATTCGGGTACTCAATTGGTTGCGGAAGCGGGGCAGACAATGACCGAAGTGGTGGCAAGCATCCAGCAGGTCACCAATATCGTTACCGAGATTTCAGATGCAACGCGGGAGCAGAGCGACGGCATTGAACAGGTCAATCAGGCCGTCATGCAGATGGATCAGGTAACTCAACAAAATGCGGCCCTCGTAGAGGAAGCCGCCGCAGCTGCACAGTCTATGCAAGATCAGGCCCAACGCTTATCGAAGGTGGTCAGTGTGTTCCGTATTGATCAGTCGGATCGTTCTCACGCGCAGACATCCCCGAGCGCAGTGGCCGCTCCCATCGCTCGTGGTGCCATGGCGCAGCAAGAGCCGATGAAAGAGGTGGTAAAGAGCACGCAGATACTTCCAGCTCCGATAGCAAAGAAGAAGGAGCATGAAGAGGATTGGGAGACCTTCTAATTCGTGAAGGTCATTTACCCCCTTCGATTCTTCTATGATAGTTAAATAGGGCGTTATCAACCCGCCGGACCGTGCCTTCCCACGCGCGATCCGGCAACATGGGTTGCATGACGCCCGACCTCTCCGAACTCGTTCGCACCATCCCCAATTTGATCCGCACCGGCAAGATTGCCGAGATCAATGCGGACAAGGTGCGCGTGCGCTTATCCCCTTCGCTGCTGACCACCTGGCTGCAGTGGATCGCGCTGCGCGCTGGTGATGTCATCGACTGGTGTCCGCCGTCCATCGGAGAGCAGGTCATCGTCTTTTCGCCCAATGGCGACCTGACCCAAGGCAAAGTGCTGGCCGGCCTGTTCTCGGCCGATTCCCCAGCGCCGCAAACCTCCCTCAACATCCGTTCCATCCACTACCCAGACGGCGCCGTAGTGCTCTACGACTTCGGCAAGCACTCGCTGTCAGCGATCCTGCCGGCTGGTAGCTCGGCCCTAGTAAAAGCCGATGCGGTGACCGCCGACGCGCCGCAGACAACCTGCACCGGTGACGTGACCATCAAGGGAAATCTGCTTGTGGAAGGCTTCAGCGCGCTGAACAACGGCGCCAAGGTCCTGGGCGGCGACGGCGGCGCAGCGATGGTCATCGAAGGTGACGTGACGGCCACCGGCGACATCAAGGCGGGCGATATCAGCTTGCGCAATCACCCGCACGGCGAGGTCATGCGCGGCGATGAGAAGTCGGGAGCGCCGCTGCCATGATCGCTATGAACGCCTCCACCGGAAGCAGTATGTCGCTGCTGGACCACATTCGCCAGTCCGTGCGCGACATCCTCTTAACGCCGCTGGGCACCCGTATCTACCGCCGCGCGTATGGATCGGAAATCCCGGAGCTGATCGATCAGCCCCTGAATGGCGTGACTGTGCTGCGCATCTATGCCGCCGTGGCTTACCGCCTGGCCCTGTGGGAACCGCGCATCTCGTTGTCGTCGGTGACTCTAAATCGTGACGCAAGCGGCGCAGTCTCTGTTGTCCTGCAGGGAGTCACGAACGGGACGGCTGTCGAATTTTCCGTGCAGGTACGTGAAGGGGCAGCGCAATGAGTTCGCCTATCGACCTTTCTCTACTGCCAGCACCGCAAGTGCTGGAAACCCTGGACTTCGAGACCATCTTTGCCAATCGGAAGGCGGCCGTCTTGGCGCTGCTACCCGAGGATGAGCGCGAAGCTGCAGCCAATGTGCTGTCTCTGGAATCCGAGCCGGCGACCAAGCTCCTCCAGGAAAACGCCTATCAGGAGCTGTTGCTGCGCAACCGCGTCAACGATGCCGCCAAGGCAGTCATGTTGTCGTTTGCCATCGGATCAGACCTCGACCAGATCGGCGCCAATACCAACGTCAAGCGCCTGGTATTGATCGAGGCTGGTCCGGACGCCTCGCCACCGGTGGCTGAGGTATTGGAAGGCGACGATGCGTACCGCCTGCGCATTCAGGAAGCGCCTGACGCGCTTTCGACGGCTGGCCCGCGCAATGCCTATGAATTTCATGCGCGCAGTGCCGATGGTCGCGTACTGGATGCACGCGCCGTCAGCCCTGCCCCATGTGAAGTCGTGGTGGCGGTCCTGGCGAACTCGGATGACTGGCAGGCGCCGGCCGATCTGCTGCAGACCGTCGATGCCGCGCTGTCGGCCGAGGACATCCGCCCGCTTGGCGATCTGGTCTCGGTGGTGCAAGGCCAAGTCACAGACTACGAGTTGGAAGCCGTGGTGTATGTCGAGAAAGGCCCCGAGGCGCCTATCGCCCTCAATGCCGCTCGGGCAAATGCTGCCGCTATCTCCAAGCCGCTGCGCCCGCTCGGCTACAGCGTCTACCGCAATGCCTACGTGGCCGCGCTGAAGGTCGAGGGCGTGCGCAATGTCTTCGTGAAGTCACCAGCCACCGATATTCTTTGCGGGCGTACGCAGGCGGCGCGCTGCACTGGCATCAACATCACCGCCGAGGTACTGGAAGAGGTGGACGATGTATAACCCGGTCCCGACCTTGCCACCGAACACCACGCCCCTGGAGCGGGCACTTGCGCGTGCCTGCGCCGCCCTGGCCGACACGCCGGTGCCTATTCGCGACCTGTGGAACCCGGACCGCTGCCCGGTAAATCTGCTGCCCTTTCTGGCCTGGTCCTTCTCGGTGGACCGCTGGGACGATTCCTGGCCCGAGTCTGTCAAGCGCGGCACCATCAAGGCCAGCCGCTACATTCACCAGCACAAGGGCACTATCGCTGCCGTGCGCGGCGTCGTCGAGTCGCTTGGCTACATCATCAAAATCACCGAGTGGTGGCAGACCGAACCGCGCGGCCCACGCGGCACCTTCGCGCTCGAAGTTGGCGTGCTGGATTCGGGCATCACCGATGAAATGTTTCTCGAAATGGAGCGGCTCATTGATGACGCCAAGCCTCTTTCCCGGCACCTCATCGGCTTGTCTCTTCATCTGGAGGTCAGGGGTAGCGCTGCTATTGCCGTCGCTGCATTCCTGGGCGACGAAACCACCGTCTACCCGTATTCCCCTGGTCCCATTGAGATACCCCTTACGCGCGGCTTCTACGCCTGCGCGCACATCATCGACACGATGACTGTCACCGCACGCACTAACTGAGGAAGAAATGGCACAGAATTTCTATTGCATCCTGACCGCCGTGGGCGAGGCCAAGGACGCTAACGCTAAGGCCCTGGGCATTGCGCTGCGATTCACGCACATGGCCGTTGGAGATGGCGGGGGCGTAGTTCCTACGCCTGACCGAACGCGCACGAAACTCATCGGTCAGCAGTACAAAGCCCAGTTGAATCAACTCTCCCTCGACCCCATCAACAGCAATCAGGTGATCGCTGAACTCGTCATTCCCGAGAAGGAAGGTGGCTGGTGGATGCGTGAACTGGGTCTGTATGACGAAGACGGCGACCTGATCGCCTATGGCAACTGTCCGCCGACCTACAAGCCCCAACTCGCCGAAGGATCCGGCCGCACTCAGGTTGTGCGTATGGTCATCATCATGACCAGCGCGGGCACTGTCGAGCTGAAAATTGATCCTAGCGTGGTACTGGCTACCCGCAGCTATCTTGAAAGCTACGCAGCGCAGAAACTGCATACGCACAGTCCTGCCGACGTCATCCCCGGCGGCCTGGTCGGGCAAGTCCTGCGCAAGAAGACGAATGCAAGTGGCGATATCGAATGGGTAGACCTGACCGCCGGTGTAAAGATCAACGTCAACACGGTGGAAGAATCACAGACCCTGGTGGCCGGCCAAACCGTGGTAGATGTCACGAAGGTCACCACCAACGGGATGGTCGCCTTCATCGGCGGCGCGCGCCTCGACAAGGATGTTGATTTCACCGTCAACAGCATCAGTCGCTTTACGCTGGCGAAAGCCTGGCCGAAGGGAACGCGCATCACCATCGCGCAGAACGAAACAGCCGGTACCGTTATTAATCCGCTGGACGCCAGTAAGAACCTACAAGACGTCGCCGATGCCTCCACCGCTCGCAAGAACATTGGGGCGGCGGCGGCCCTCACGGGAGTTCCCCTCATGTGGCCGACCTTGGATTGCCCAGCCTGGGCGCTGGTGCGTGATGGCAGTGCCTACCCGCGCACCACTTATCCCGGCCTGTTCAATATCCTCGCGCCAGTTCGAATCGGGACCATTACACAGGATGCAGGCGGCGCCATCGTCAGCGGCCTTTCTCGCACAGCTGACCTGTGGGTAGGGATGCCCTTCGAGCACGATACCGTGCCGACGGGGACCACCGTCAAGAGCATTGATTCTGCAAATCAGGTCACTTTGTCTGCGAACGCGACCGCTACCACCGCGAACGCTGCAGGCCGCTTCTTCCTTCACGGTTACGGCAATGGCGGCGGCGCGACTACGTTCGGAATCATGGATGATCGCGGGCTGTTTGAGCGCGCACTAGATCAGGGTGTCCGTGGCTACGAAAAGACCACCGTAACGGCGACCCACGCAGCAGGTTCCAACGTACTGACTGGCATGAGCACCACGCGAGGCATGTATATCGGGCAGACGGTTTGGTCTACCGCTCTGGGCGGCGCGGGGGCTACCGTAACGGCCATCCTTTCCGCAACCTCCGTCCGAGTATCGGCCAATGCGTCTTCAGCCGGTGCGATGGACCTCGTTCTGACGGGCGGGCAGATTGGCAATGAACGCGCCGATACCCTCCAGGGCCACTTTCACCAGAACACTACCAATTCCGGTAAGGGCTACACGCCTGGCAGCACGATAAACGACTACCTCAACCCAGCGCTGGCAGTGGCAACCGCGTCAGCAAACGGTATCGGCCAAGCAATTTCCGACGGAGTGAACGGCACCGCACGCATCGGCTCGGAAACGCGCGGCCGCTTCCGCAATTACCTCCCCATCATTGCCTACTGATCGCCATGAAAATCTTTCACTACAGCAACGATACCGGTGAACTGATCGAGGCGGATATCGCCCGTGAAGACCCGTTGCTTCCAGGCCAGTACCGCTTACCGGCATTCGCCACCATCGATACCCCTCCGGGCTTTGTGAATCCCGGCTATGTACTGGCTTACCTGGACGAAGGCGGCACCGCACCGCCCGACTACCGCGCCGGTGCGTGGCGTGAGGTTCCCGATTATCGGGGGGCCTACTGGCGGACCGATACGGGCCAGCCAGAGGTATTAACCCGGCTGGGCATGACGCCTCAGGAGGCTGGCTTGACTGATCAGGCACCGCCGAAATTCAGCAAGTGGAATGGGCAGGCATGGGAGGTGGATCAATCTGCCGCGAAGGCCGCCCACAACTCGGCCATCGCTGCGCAGATTGCAGCCATCGAGCAACAGGAACAGCCGGCCGCGCAGCGCACATTCGCCCTTGACGGTGATCCCTCTGCGCTGCGGGCCATCCAGCAAAAGATTGACGCGCTTCAAGCGCAGATCCTGGAGTAACGCACATGAGCCAATTGGCAGACAACATCATCACCGGCCCCCTGGTATGCCAGGCCATTCCAACCGAGAAGGCAGCAGCACTTATCTTCGTTTCCGGCCTGGGGTGGATGGAGTGGGTGGAAATCACCGGCACAGGCGCTTTCCAGGGATACCGCACCTTGCGCTGTGGCGCCCTGGAATGGGGGACAACTACCGCGCCTCGCTCCTATGAAGCCGATCTGGTCGGCGGGCTGGGGTCCAAGACCAGCCAGGCGTCGATATGGGCGTGGGCGCAGCAGAACGGCCATGCCGTGGCCTCGGCCACATGGACGACAAGGGTCTTCAAGTTCGCCGATGTGGACGCGAACACATTCCGATTTCCGGACCTGCGCGGCATATTCGCCCGCTTTACGGGGACGGATGCCGATACCGGCGCCGCTGTACCTATCGGTTCCTATAAGGAAGACACCATCAAGTCGCACCAGCACGGTAGTGGTGCGGGTGGCTTCGTCGGCGGCCAGTACGCAAGTGGCGGCGCGCCCACTGGCTATTCAGCAACTGGCGCAACAGGGACTGCAGAAACCGCACCGAAACACACTTCATTTGCCCCACGAATTCACATCTGACCATGCCACCCATTACTTGCTACCAGACTGACGATAGCGGCCTCTTTCTCCACGTAGTAGCCGCTTATCCATTCCCTACGGAAGAGCGGATCAACGTGCCATTCCAGGCAGTACAGATCGCGCTGCCGGAAATCCCGGAAGGCCACCGCGCCCGCTGGGTCTCCCCGCTCAAGCCCGTGGAACCCAACTACGACACCGTGGGCGAATGGGTCATCGAAGAAATTCCGGTGCCGCCTGAACCGACAGAAGAGCCGGCCACCGAATCCCCGGCGCAAGCCTAATCTGTATTCACTAGGAGCTATCAATATGGCAGCCGATTACCACCATGGCGTGCGCGTCATCGAAATCAACGAAGGCACGCGCCCCATCCGTACCATTTCCACGGCCGTCATTGGCGTCATCGTCACGGCCGACGATGCAGACGCGACCGCCTTTCCCCTGGACACCGCCGTCCTGATTACCAATGTCGAGGCCGCGCAGGCCAAGGCTGGCCAGAGCGGCACCATGCGCCGCGTGCTGGAAGCTATTGCGGCACAGGCCAAGCCCTTGGTGGTGCTGGTGCGCGTGGCAGAGGGCGCCGACGAGGCCGAGCAAACCAGCCTGGTTATCGGCGGTGTCTCGCCCGAGGGCCGCTATACCGGTTCCAAGGCGCTCTTGGCGGCGCAAGCCAAGCTCGGCATCAAGCCGCGCATCCTGGGCGCGCCCGGCCTGGACACCAAGGCGGTGAGCAATGCAATGGCGTCCCTGGCGCAGACCCTACGCGCCTTCGTCTACGCGTCCTGCTGGAACTGCGCCACGGTGGTAGCCGCCACAGCGTACCGCGCGGAGTTCGGCCAACGTGAAATCATGCTGATCTGGCCCGAATTCGTATCGTGGGACACCACCTCGAACGCGGATGTCAGTATCTCGGCCGTGGCCTATGCGCTGGGCCTGCGCGCCAAGATCGACGAGCAGACCGGCTGGCACAAGACCCTCTCCAATGTGGTGGTGAACGGCCCGACCGGTATCAGCCGGGACGTGTTCTGGGACCTGCAGGACCCGGCCACCGACGCCGGTGTGCTCAACGCCAAGGAAGTCACCACTCTCATCAACATGAGCGGCTATCGCTTCTGGGGCTCGCGCACCTGCGAAATCCAGGGCGGTTTCTTCCCGTTCGAGAACTACACCCGCACCGCGCAGGTGCTGGCCGACACCATCGCCGAGGCGCACATGGTCTATGTCGACCTGCCGATGACGCCTTCTCTCGTCAAAGATCTGGTGGCTAGCATCAATGCCAAGTTCCGTTCTCTGAAGGCCAGCGGCTACATCATCGACGGTGAAGCCTGGTTCGATGAGCAGTTCAATGACAAGGACACCTTGAAGGCCGGCAAGCTGACCATCGACTACGGCTACACGCCAGTGCCGCCAGTGGAAAACCTGCTGTTCCAGCAACGCATTACCGACCAATACCTGGCCGACTTCGCCACGCGCGTCGCGGCCTGATCGAGGGGCGGCCGCCCTGCCGGCCGTCTCACCTCCCCCACTCATAGGAGCAAAACATGGGCATGCCCCACAAACTGAAGGATTTCAATCTGTTCGAGAACGGCATCAGCTTTGCCGGCATGGCGACTGAGGTCACCTTGCCGAAGCTGTCGCGCAAGATGGAGGAATACCGCGCCGGCGGCATGTCCGGCCCGGTCTCGGTGGATCTCGGCCAGGAAGCCATGCAATTGGAATGGACCGCCGGCGGCCTGGTCAAGGAATCGCTCAAACAATATGCCGCCACCTCGCACGGCGCCGTGCAACTGCGCTTCGCAGGCGCCTACCAGAGCGATGACGATGCGTCTGTGCAGGCGGTTGAAATCACCGTGCGTGGTCGCTACAAAGAAGTGGATATGGGCAATGCCAAGGTGGGCGATGACACCTCGCACAAGTTCAGCATGCCCCTGAGCGCCTACAAGCTCACCATCGACAACGAAGTGATCTTCGATTTCGACTTCATGAACGGCATCGAAATTGTCGGCGGCGAAGATCGCCGGGCCGACATCCGCAAGGCCATCGGCCTGTAATGGCCAGGCGGCATCCCGCCGCCTGCCTTTCCCAATTCCCAATCTGAGAAGGAACCACCATGACCACCGCAACCGCGCCCAAAATCGAAACCGTCGTCATCGAGCTGGACGAACCGCTGACGCGTGGCAATACCCAAATCAGCGAACTGACCCTGCGCCGTCCGAAATCCGGCGCCCTGCGTGGCGTCAGCCTGATGGATCTCATGAACATGAACGTGAGCGCGCTGCAAGTGGTGCTGCCGCGCATCAGCGAACCCGCCCTGACGCAGTTCGATGTCGCAGCCATGGACCCGGCCGATCTGATCAAGTGCGGCATGGAGGTCTCTGTTTTTTTGGCACCGAAGGCGGACCGCGCCTTGGTCTCCCAATCGAAGTAGAAGACGCCATGGCCGACATCGCGACGGTGTTCCACTGGCCGCCGACCGCGATGGAGGAATTGGAGTTGGCAGACCTCATGAAGTGGCGCGAGCGCGCCCGAGTAAGAAGCGGGGCGGAGTAAATGGCAAATGAATTGAAAATGCAGGTGGTGTTCTCCATGATGGAGAAAATCACCGCCCCGCTGAAGAAGATCGCCGGCGGCGCCCTTGACACCGGCCGTGCACTGAAAGACACCAGCGACCGCCTGCGCGAGCTGAACAAACAACAAAAGGACCTTGACGGCCTGCGCGACCTGCACCAAGGCATACGCAAGACGAATGCCGAGCTGTCCACCGCGCGGCAACGCGTGGCCGAGCTGGCGGCCCGGATGAAGGCCACCGAGAACCCGACCCGCGCCATGACGCGCGAATTCAATGCGGCCGTGCGCAGCGTCAAATCCCTGCAGGACGCCAGCGAGCGGCAAAGCACGCAGTATCGTGCTCTGCGCGAACGCTTAACCGATGCTGGCATCGGCTCGCGCCAGCTCGCCAATGCGCAGACCTGGCTCAAGAACAGCATCGCCGCCACCAATGCAGAATTGGCCGACCAGCAAAAGAAGCTGGCCGCCAGCAATCGTCAGCAGCAGGTTATGGCGAACGCGCGCCAGCGTGCCGACAAGCTGCGTAGTACGGCGGGCGGCCTGGCGGCGGCCGGCGTAGGTGCCACGGCCAGCGGCGCCGCCATGGGTGCGCCGATGCTGGCCGGCCTGAAAGAGGCCAGGCACTACGAAACCGAGAACGGCCGCGTGCGCGCGCTCGGCCTGGGACCCGCCGCGACCGCCGAGGCGATCAAGTTCGCGCGCGACATGAAAACCTACGGCACCAGCCAGCTCGACAATCTGCAACTGCTGCGCGATGGCATCACGGCCTTTGGTGATACGCACCACGCTGAAATGGTCGCGCCCATGATGGCCAAGATGAAATTCGGTAATCACGCCTTCTATGGGGAAGCCGAGGGCGCGGAGAACGAGCGCAAGTTCATGGACATGCTGAAGGTCATCGAAATGCGCAATGGCACCAAGGACATCGGCACCTTCTCCAAGCAGGCCAACATGGTGCAGCAAGTGCTGACCGCCACCGGTGGCCGTGTGGGGCCCAGCGAGTGGCTGAACCTGATTAAGACCGGCGGTATCGCGGCCAAGGGGCTCAAGGACGAATCCTTTTACTATCAGATGGAGTCCCTGGTGCAAGAAATGGGCGGCAACCGGGTCGGCACCTCGATGATGAGCGCTTACCAGAACCTGTACCAGGGCCGCACCACCAAGCGCTCCATCGGCATGCTGGCGGACTTGGGCTTGATCGGCGACCAGTCCAAGGTCAAGCATGACAAGGCCGGCCAGGTCTCGTTCCTGAATCCTGGCGCTATCAAGGGCGCGGATCTGTTCCGCGAGAACCAATTCGAATGGATGGAGAAAGTGCTATTGCCGCAGTTGGCCAGCAAGGGCATCACCGATGAAAAGGGCATCCTCGATGCCATCGGGGGCATTTTCTCGAACCGCACGGCCGCACAGCTCTTCTCGACAATGTACCAGCAGCGCGCGCAGATCCACAAGAACGAGAAATTGAACCGGGGCGCCGCCAACATCGACGAGCTCGACAAGCTCGGGCGGGACACGGCCAGCGGCAAGGAACTGGAAACCCTGTCCAAAGTAGCGGACTTGAAACTGGAGCTGGGCACCAAGATTCTGCCGCTCTACGCCTCTGGCCTGCAGATGGCAGCCAATGCCGTCCAAGCACTGACCGGCTTCATGGAGCGCAACCCGGCCACCGCCAGGGCCATGATTGTGGCTTTCAGTGCCATCGCCGCCATCATGGTGGTGATGGGGCCGCTGATGCTCGCCCTTGCCTCGATCATCGGCCCCTATGCCATGTTGCACGTTCTGTTCGCCAAGATCGGGCTGCAGGGCGGCTTGCTCATGCCCATCCTGCGAGGCGTCGGCACGGTCTTCATGTGGCTGGGGCGGATCTTCCTGATGAACCCCATTGGCTTGGCGGTGACTGCCATCGCTGCCGCTGCCTATCTGCTGTACCGGAATTGGGAACCCATTGCCGGCTTCTTCGGCAATCTGTGGCAGCAGGTACGCGGTGCCTTCGCGGGCGGCCTGGCTGACATTGGTGCGCTGATCTTGAATTGGTCACCGGCAGGGCTGTTCTATCAGGCGTTCGCCGGCGTGCTGAGCTGGTTCGGCATCGAGCTTCCGGCCAAATTTACCGAGTTCGGCGCCATGATTCTGCGCGGCCTGGTCAACGGCATCACCAGCGGCATTGGTGCCGTGAAGGATGCGGTGCTGGGTGCCGGTGCCAGTGTCATTGGCTGGTTCAAGGAAAAGCTCGACATCCATAGCCCGAGCCGCGTCTTTGCCGAGCTGGGCGACTACACCATGCAGGGCCTGGCCGTGGGCTTGAATCGTGGCCAGGACGGGCCGCTGTCTACGGTCAGCAGCCTTGCCGGCAAGCTGGCCAGCGCCGGCGCGGCCGTGGCCATTGGCGCCGGCAGCATGCCGGCGATGGCCTTTGACAGCCGACCGCCGATCAGCGCCGGCAGCGCGCAGCCCGCCGTCTATCAGGGCGACACTGTGCAAATCATCATCCAGCCGACGCCCGGCATGGATGAGCAAGCCATCGCCCGTGCGGTGGCCGCCGAGCTAGACCGTCGCGACCGCATGAAGGCATCGCGCCAGCGCTCTAACCTCGCCGATTGGGATTAAGGAAAAAAATCATGATGATGATCTTGGGAATGTTCGTCTTCAGCTTACCAACGCTGGCTTATCAAGAGCTGCAGCGGCAGACGCAATGGAAGTTCGCCAGCAATGCGCGCGTGGGTCGGCGAGATGCCCTGCAGTTCACCGGTAAGGGGGACGACGCCATCACTTTGTCGGGCTGGATCGCGCCGGAGCTGACCGGTAGCGCCTTCTCGCTAGACGCCTTGCGCCTAATGGCCGATACCGGCAAAAGCTGGTTCCTGATCCAGGGTACGGGCCGCATCTATGGTTCTTATGTGATCGAGAGTATGGACGAAGGACGCACAGTGCTGGACGGCTATGGGGACGCGAAGCGTATCGAATTCACCATTAAGTTGAAGCGCACCGACGATAGCGTGCTGTCGTCACTCGGCCTGGGCGATATCTCGGATCTGCGCAACATGGTGGACATCGACGGCGTCACGAACAGCATCGCCGACAAGGCGCGCGACGTGGTCGGCAGTGCCATCGATGGCGTTAAAGCCACGGTTGGTGGCATCGTCGGTAAGTTCGGAGGGACTGGCCAATGACCACCACCGCGCCAGCCTTCCGCATTGTCATCGAGGAAAAGGACATCAGCCGCCCTGTCTCCGACAGGCTCATGAGCATCACCTTGCGCGAGTGCCGGGGTGATGAAGCCGATCAACTGGATATTGAGCTGGACGACGCCGACGGCAAGCTCAAAATTCCATCCAAGGGCGCAAAGCTGAATTTTGCACTCGGCTGGATGGGCTCGCCCTTGGTGGATAAAGGTACGTTCGTGGTCTCCGAGGTGGAGCACAGCGGCGCGCCGGATCGGCTCACCATCCGCGCCAGGTCGGCCAGTATGATCGATGCGTTTCGGCAGCAAAGAGACCGTAGTTTCCATGAGACTACGCTCGGCGCCGTAGTGGACGCTATCGCAGCCGGCAATGGCCTAGCGTCCGGGATCTCGCACGGGTTGCGCGGTATCGCCATCAAGCACCTGGACCAGACGCATGAGAGCGATTCCGCGCTGCTGCGCCGCTTGGGCAAGAAATATGATGCGGTGGCCACGGTCAAGAGTGACACGTTGTTGTTCATGCCGATCAATGAGAGCCGCACGGCCAGCGGCAAGTCGTTGCCGCTGGTGAAGGTGGTGCGTGCGCTGGGGGACCAGCACCGATATCACAGCTCCGAATCAGACGCCTATAGCGGTGTGCGCGCGTTCTGGATGGATGAGAAATATGGCCTGCGCCGCAGCGTTGTCGCGGGCCAGGCCGGGAACAGTAAGCGACTGCGCACCACCTTTGCGAATGAGGCCGATGCGCGCACTGCGGCTGTCGCCGAGTGGCAGCGCATTGAACGTGGCCTGGCCACCTTCGAAATGCAGCTTGCTCTCGGTGATGCCAGCATCATGCCGCAATCGCCTGTGGTGGTATCCGGGTTCAAGGCCGATATCGATGCCACGGAATGGCTATCGAAGACCGTCACTCATTCCATCACCGGAAGCGGTTTTACTACGCGCATTGAGTTCGAGACAAAATCCGAGGCAGCCGATACAGAGCGCGAGGTCGATCATGATCCAGAAGAAGGCATCACCGGCGTGAAAGCGGAGTGGCACGACAGAGCAAAGAAGAAAAATAACAAGGGTACCGAGTTGGCAGGCAAGTCAGACAATGCCAAGACACTGAAACGGACTTATGCAACAAGGCAAAGTGCCACCCGTGCGGCAGCCCTGGAATGGGCCAAGATCAAGGAGATCCGTGAGATTATTAGGGAGAACAGTACAGAATAGAAAGATCTCATTGTCACTGATATATCATAACTGCCCCGTACTTAAGACGCGCCTTTGCCCCCCCCTTTATTCCGAATTCAAATAAAGGCAAACAGCGCAACTGAGCCACTAAAGCCATTTATGCCGCTGTTTGGAGTAAGGGATGTATCAAAGAAATTAAATAGAATGTCGACTACCAATATTTTCTCGACAGCATTGCAGAAGCATCAAGGCGTATAAGCAAATGAGATCGACATTACCGGAACTTGGGGCCGAGCTAGCGTTATATTCAATTGACGCAGTGAGCGACATGATTATTTGGCTCGACAAAGACGGATATTACGTATTCGTTAATAAGGCTGCCACAGAGTTTTTAGGCTATACAGCTCAAGAGCTAGGACAATTGAGAGTCTGTGATATTGATCCAGACTTTGACGAGGTACGTTGGAAAAATCATTGGAAGGAGCTTGAAATAAAGCAGTCCGTTTGCTTAGAAACAACCAACAGGAACAAATCTGGACAGATTATTCCAATTGAAGTGAACGCAAGCCTAGTTCAATTTGAAGGAAAAAAATTTAATTGTTCTATCGTTCGAAATATCTCTGAGAGGAAGCGCACTGAAGCCTCACTGCTCGCACTGAACAAGCAAATCTATTTGCTGAGTATTACCGACGACCTAACCCAACTAGCGAATCGACGTCATTTTGACGAGGTGTTCAAAAGTGAGCTTCACCGTGCTATCGAGCAGAAAATTCCTTTTTCTTTGGTTCTTATCGACGTTGATTATTTCAAGGCATTTAATGATCTATATGGGCATATACAAGGCGATCAGTGCCTGAAACGCGTAGCGGCCACAATAAGCGCATCAATTCAATCTACGAATGAATTAGCTGCGAGATACGGAGGAGAAGAATTTGTATGCCTTCTTCCGGGCATGTCCAAAAAAAATGTTGCGGGATTTGGTGAAAGACTAAGACAAGCAATCCAAGATCTAGCAATTCCACACAGTGGATCGTCTTTTGGCACTGTCACAGCCAGTATCGGCGTGTCTACCTTAGAGATTACCGACAACATCTCGCCTGAGAGCCTGTTCTTCGAGGCGGATCAACATCTCTATCGAGCCAAAGCGAATGGTCGAAATCGGGTTGAAGGAAAATCCAGTTAGTCTGTAACTTCATCAAGAAACCGGAGTCACGGTCATTTTGGAAAACAATTTCGACTGCCTATTTTGGTTTCGACCAAAGCGATTTACCGCTCGTGGCATCGAAGACGCATTCTTGGATCAAGTTACCTTCTGATCTGATAGTGAATCCTGTCGTGTACGCCTTGCCTTCTGAATAGCATGTGTTTTCAGAAACCTGCTGAGGCTCAACCGGGGCTGGCATTCTATAGAGCAAAAAACCGCATACAAGTGTAAGCACTGCAGACAACACCCATTGACCACGCGCACTTCTTTGTAATCGTGCATAGCCAACGTCTTTCTCAATGCAGGCAGGACAGACCTGAGGAGCGACGATCGGCGGTACAACATCTTCTAGCTGAGTGATATTAGACTCTTCACCGCCAGGTGGCTCAGGCTCAGTTTCCGGAGTTTCTCGGCCGTGCTTAGCTTCGGATATCCATTGATTAATCTGAGCTTTCACTTGCGGGTACTTTTCGCGCAGCATTAGCCTCATCTTGGTAGCACCGAAGTCCGTCAAGATAATGCGGTACACCGCTAGGGGCTCTTCGCCCGATATTGAGCAAAGTTCATCGATGAGATCAGCAATGGTACGGCGTTGGAGCTGGGTCAGTGTTTCTACCTTCTTTTCTTCAGCCAATACGTTGAAATTTACCACGCTGCTTAATTGCGGTGCCTCATTAACATTGCCATTAACCAGATGAGTGACACCCCCGGCAATATCTAATTTATGGTCCATCACTTTCTTACCAATAACGCTTAAACATCCACTACTTGTTACGCAAAAAAACAAATAAAAGCGCAACTCAACCGATGCCGAACTACGCACCTTCTATTTTTTCTTTTCGGACGTCTCGCGAGGGGCTTTCACCTTGCCGGGAATATCCCCATTATTGACTGTGCCGTAGACATCACCGTTGACCTGATGGCCAACACTGCCGCCGATTGAAACCATATGTCGAGACTTAGGTTTTTCATGAGGGACTGCGCCTTCGATGACACCTAGCACTCGTACCTTCCCCATAAGATCAAGTTTTCGAAAACCGCTCAATAACTGATCCTCCTCAGCCGACAAAGCTCCAGGAGTGGGCACTCCAAACATAACGTAAGTCACATCAACACCGATCTTTGACACCGCCACCATAAAACCGATGTCAGGAAGTGTTTTCCCTTGTTCGTAAGAAATTTGGGCCAACTTTTTGACGCCCCCGACTGCAGCGAATGCTTCTTGCGAAAGGCCAAGCCTATTGCGCTCGCTCTTCAATCGCTCGCCAAATGTATTTAATTCCATATTATAAAACTCTTGACGGGTATGTTTTTAAATACTATATTTCCGTCATTGCTAAGTGACGTATACAAATTTTACTCTATGTCTACATCCGCCATTTCGTTTCCTCAAGGAAATACGGCTGACATTCCAGCTACCAGAGACATAACTTCGGTGGTTATGACCACCCGCCTGGATTCGCGCGAGGCGGAAAAAGTCTCTGCCTATGCGGTCCAAGACCATCGAACTCGCTCGTCCTTTCTCCGCCTCATGGTGCTAAAAGGTATTCAGGCGTACGAAAAAGAACACCAATCCGCAACCGCCTGACCAGGGGGCATCTATGTACGACGATCCGCGCCACATCCGCGATCACCGAATTGTGATCCGCTGCAACGCCGACAACTACGCTTTCATGAAGTCGCTCGCCCAACTGCAGGGTGAAAACTTGGCGACCTTGGCCCACGACATGATGCTGCATATGGCCGTTGAGTTCGTTGCTGCTCGGGATATGCCCATAGTAATCAATCAAAACATGCAAACCAAGGCGCTCAAGAGCCACTTTTCAGTGCCTCAAAATGCCTGATATCGAACTGACGCTGATAAGCCCTGCACTCATTGAGGCACTGAAAAGACTGATGGAGTGCGAGGGATTCGAGACAATCGAAGACGCCGCCGAGTTCGTTTTTTCCGCAGCGGTTCGTGAAGGCGCAAAGCGTGTTACCGGCAAGGCAAGAGTGCTCTATGCCGTTGAGGGGAAGAAACCATGCGCGTAATCAGCATTCCATGCCCACACTGCCAAAGCCCAGTGCGCGCGGCAAAGAGCCGCACCATGTCATCGATGATGAAAGAAATCACCTACCAGTGCCAGAACGTCGAATGCGGCCATACCTTCGTGGCCACGCTTGAGGTCTCGCGCACGGTGTCGATGTCGGCCATGCCAAATCCAGAGGTACGCATTCCGATTTCCTCGCGCGCATTTCTGGCTGCCAAGAACCAGATGACGCTAGACCTCGCGACCGTCTAAGCGCCCGCCCTACTCCCGATAACTCAATTCCTGCCGTGCGCCGTATGGCGCACGCGGGATTCGCTCACCCTAAAAAATCATGGCCACGATTACCGATCAGCAAAAAGCCATCAACGCACTCACCTTGACCCGGCTTCGAATGGATGAGGATCTGAAGGAATTCCGCTGCGCGCAGCGCATGCTGATGCACAAGGCCGCGCTCATCGACGAGGTGCGCTGGAATGTCATCTGGGAAGGCAAGAATGTTATTTCGAACCGGCTCGCTTCGCGTCTGCAGCGCATTGATGGCCTGCTCGGGGAATGGTGATGCGTAGCGTGCTGAGTTACTTCGTTGCCGGCTTGCTGCTGCTGGCGCCAGCCGTGCTATCGGCTCTGGGCTGGGTGAAAGGCTGATCATGCGCTGCGCCCGTATTAAGGATCACGCGTCCTTCCGTCCCGTCACGGATCTGCTGCGCGAGCGTGCAGCACAGGTGCCAACACCACGCGGCGATGAGGCAGCAATGGCCGAGCTGGAAAAGGCAATGACTCTGTTGCGCTCCCGTAAGCGCCCGAATAACCAGATCGGCATCGCCTATTCCTGGGCGGCCACCGCCAAGCCGGTGCGCCGGCACATCCTGGCCCTGGCGGGCCTCTCTCCGGACCGCTGGGAATCCCCCATTCACTCCTTTACCGAAGCCGAGCGCCTGGCAATGCGCCATGCCGTGCTGCGTGCAATCTCGACCTACGAAAGAGCTCTCAATGCAGTATAGAAAAGTCGATGCGAAGACGCGACGCCAGCACAAAGCCTTTCTCGATTCGCCTCAGTTTGCCAGCGAACTGGAACGCATCCCGCTGAAGTGGCGCGGCCGTGTTGTTAGCCAGGCGCTTGAGCTCATGTCGGTATGGCACTGGCGCCGGATCTTCGAGCCGGTCGCCCTCGATTTTGTGCGTGACTTCGCTGACCAGTATGTGCCGGCTGGCATTGATCTGTCGCAGGATGACGCCGAAATTTGCACCACTGCCGAGAAGGCGGCGGAGAACGTCAAGAAGATGCTATGGAAGGCGATTTCCGACACACACGCTCGCGACATCATCGAGCAGGAATGTAGCGACTACGGCATTGACGTTCCCGAAGTGGACGACGATGACCTACGCGCCATCATCGCGCGGGTAGTGGACCCACGCTGGTGGCGCCGTCAACTACGCAAGGTGGTCGGTCGTGCGTTCGAGGGCGGCAATATTCGTCTTGGCTATGTTCACTATCACGGCGAGCCCTATGCCAGCAATGATGCTGTGCTGTCGCGCCTGGCGCAGAACAAGCGTAATGCGGCTGCCCTGGAAGCGACGATGGTGCGCAACGAGGCCGGCCAGGAATTCAGCATTGCTGAACTGGCCGAGAAAACGACCGCAAACAAGACCATTCGTCGCGGTGAGCTCATGCTGCGCATCAACGGTTTCGAGACGATTGCGAAGGAGTGCAACGATCAGGGTCTTTTCCTCACCTGGTCTTGCCCATCGCGCTTCCATGCGACGCTGCATACGGGCAAGCCCAATCCGAAGTATGACGGCTCCGATCCGCGCACGGCCAATAAATACCTGGGCAAGATGACTGCACTGGCGCGCTCGGCGCTGGCACGGCGTGGCATCGGCCTGTACGGCTTCCGCATTGCTGAACCGCATCACGATGGTTGCCCGCACTGGCACATGCTGGTGTTCGTGCGCGCTTTGCCGGGCTATACCACCCCGCACGTCAAGGACGTGGCCGGCCGTGCTATCCGCGTCATGAAGCGCTACGCCTGGCGCGCAGACCGTGGCGAGCCGGGTGCATTCAAGCGCCGCCTTGATGTGAAGCGCATTGACTGGTCGAAGGGCAGCGCCGCCGGCTACATCGCCAAGTATGTGGCCAAGAACATTGACGGTGTAGCCGACCACAAGACCAAAGAAGGCTATGTAGTGACCACTGACACGGCCGGCGATTATGAGCTGACGCCATCGGCACGCGTAGAAGCCTGGGCCGCCCGCTGGGGCATTCGGCAGTTCCAGCAGTGGGGAGGCGCACCTGTGAGCATCTGGCGCGAGCTGCGCCGCGTTCCGGCAGATATGGTGCAAGAGGCGCCGCCAGCGATGGCCGCCGCCTGGGATGCCGTACAAAAAATCGAGGGCGAGAAGCGTGCATGCTGGGCCAGCTATTTGCGTGCCCAAGGCGGTGCCATCGTGAAGCGCGACGATCTGATGGTCACCCTGGCCAAAGAGACCAAGACTGTCAGCGGCCGCTATGAAGAGTGTGAACGCGTGATGCCCTATGGCGTCCAGTGCCGCCAAATGGCCGGGGTGGTCTTTAAATCCGTTCGACACACATGGACACCAGTTCAAGGGCACGACGCCCGCGCAACGGCGGGTTCGGGGTTCCCTTGGACTCGTGTAAATAACTGTACGCAGCCCGCCGCGCCTGCCTTTGCGGCCGATGCGTCCTTTGAGCCGAAGACCGCGCCGGCGCCGGTTATGTTCAAGCCCGACCAGGCCGCGCAGATCGATCATGCCTGGCTCGCCCTGGGCGCATGTCCCTGGCCTCGACCGGTGGTGGACGACATGCCGACATGGCCAGGGCCAGCCATGACCGCCGATGAACAGCGCCGAGCCCTGGCCGCCTGGGATGCCATCAAGGCGTGCCCCTGGCCACGCGTGGTGCCTGTGCCGGACAAGTCCCCGCGCCACGGCACGCCGCGCCAGGTCGCCGACTGGCGCGCCGGCCGGCTCGATGTGACCGAACTTCCGATTGATACCAACCCAACGAAAGGGAACGCCCCATGACCGCGTTTCGTGTCGTCGTGCGCACTGCCAGCGCACGCCATTCCTACACCGCCATCGCAGCACATAGCTGCGACGTGATCGCCGCCGCCGTCGATCGCTTTGGCGTGTGTTCTGTAACGGCCACCAAGGAGAAGAAATAATGAATGCACCCGTGAAATTCGATGTGATCGCTACCACCAGCAACAAGCCGCGTGACTTCGTGATGCAGCCCCCGCAGTCCCTGGACCGCATCACCTTCAATACGCCCGACGATGGCGTGTTGGCCGGTTATGTGTCGGTCATTCGTCAACACCTGGGCAATGGTGAGCGATTCGCCTGGGTCGAGCTCGACAACGAGCCGGCCGGGCTGTTCCGCGGCGTGCCCTTGGCAGACATCCTCACTTGCGACGATGCCGGAGACCTGCGCCGAAATACCCCGAACGGCGAAGACATACGTCTTTGCCTGAGCGACTACAGCAGCAGCCTGCGCCGTGAAACTGGAACCAGGGAACCGCAGTCATGAGTAATCTGTTTCTCGACGATGAGAGTCTGGACCGCCTCACTGGAATTCGGCGGGGCTCCACGCGCGCAGGCGTGAAGAGGTCCAAACATCAGCTTCAAGCCGCCTTCCTGCGCGAGGCCGGCATACCGTTCATCTCGAATGCGAGGGGCCAACCGGTGGTATTGGTGTCAGCCGTAGAATCCCGCCGTTCAACTGAGGCGCCTAAGCAGGCGTGGCAACCAGCGGCAATAAGGGCATGACATGGGACGCAGACCTTCCAAGAACTCGAACCTACCAAAGGGTATGCGCGCACGCATACAGCGCAGCGGAACGATCTACTACTATTACGAAATCGGTGGCGAAACACGCAAAGAAATCTCTCTCGGTTCGAACTACGTTGAAGCTATTCGCAAGTGGGCCGAGCTGGAAGTTGCCCCGCCTATTACTGTGGCAAAGGTGGTGACGTTTCGCTATGCCTGCGAGGTCTACCAGAAAAAATATCTGCTAGAAAATGCAGCAAAGACTAGAGAAGAGAAACTTCGGCAGATTGAAACTCTGCTCGAATTCTTCAACAATCCACCTGCACCGCTGGCCGAGATAAAGCCCATCCACATCAGACAATTCATGTCCTGGCGCGTACAGCGAACACAAGAGGCCATGCGGAAAAAAGAGCTGCAGGTCGAAGGCCATGAGGGACGCGTCGCGGCCAATCGAGAGAAGTCATTGATCTCTCATATCTGGAACACGGCACGTGCCGAAGGACTGACCGATCTACCTAACCCATGTGCAGGCATCAGGTCTTTCCGCGAGTTCGGGCGGGAGACCTACGTCTACAACGAAGCATTCCAGGCGGTATGGGAGAAGGCGGATGTACCAACCCGTGAGGCAATGGATCTTGCTTACCTCACAGGCGGCCGACCGGCCGATTTATTGAAGATTGACGAAACGCACCTGCGTGAAGGTAGTATCGAGGTACGGCAGAACAAAACCGGCCACAAATTGCGCATCGCTATCGAGGGGAAATTGGCTATCTTGATTGAACGCATCAAGGCCAGGAAGCGGGCAATCTCGGGTGCCGTAGTCTCGACTAGGCTAATCGTCAACGAAGAAGGGCAGCCTCTCGGGAAGTATGCGTTGCGCTTCCGATTCGATGCGGCCCGCACGGCGGCCGGCATTGAAGGAGACGACTTTCAGTTCCGCGACTTGCGCGCTAAGGCGGCCACTGATAAGACGGACAAGACCAAGGATATCCGAGAAGCCCAGCAGCAGCTCGGCCACACTAGCGTAGTGATGACAGAAAACTACGTTCGTAAGCGACGTGGTCAAAAGGTCATGCCTACAGAATAAAAGTGGCCGCGCTAGGGCGGCCACTTTTATCGCAGAACGTTCGTTAGCGTCGTAAGTTCGGCCTGGACAACAATCCCATGGCCAGCGGCGCCGTTCTTTTGCTTTCCAATAATGTGAAGGACAGTTTTAACTCTGTAGAAACCTTTCTCGACAGCGGGATCAGTTGGGAATGCAACAATGTCACCAATATTGGGAATTGTATGCACATCATGTTCTACATCGACCAAAGGCAAATTTGTGGGCTCTGGATGCCCCAGGCTGAATTGCACTTTAAACATGTTCACCTCAACTCTGGATTCTTGTGA